CTACCACTATGAGTTGTCTGACATGAAGACGTTCTCCGGTATGTGTATGGCTACTATGGTTTCTGACACTAAAGCTCCCCAGATTATTGGTTTCCACATTGGTGGTTTAACTGGAACTGGAGCTGGATGTGCCTTATCCATGACGGCCGCAGAATATGAAGAGATGGCTAAGGTGTATTACACTAAGCACATTTCTGCTCTGCCGCATATCAGTGAAGGTACCGTTTATACTGAACATTACGGTATCGAGTGGTATGAAGGACCCGAGATCCACATGAAATCTCCACTGAATTGGTTACCTGAGGGATGCAACATCCGCTATTTTGGTTCTTGCAAAGGTCGTACATCATACTATAGTGAGGTTACTGCAACTCCTATTGCGGATTACATCACTGAAGTGTGTGGCCATGAACAAGAATACGGAGGTCCGCATTTCCACAGGTGGAAATCTTGGTATGAGAGCCTAGTCTATTCTTCCAATCCAGCTATTGGTTGTGAAACGGAATATTTGGATTGGGCTGTCCAAGACTTTGAGAACCAATTGTGGTCGATTTTTGAGGTTGAAGGCATCAAGGAGGAAGTGAGGAAACTCACCGAAATCGAGACTGTCTCCGGTAGGGATGGCGTTCGCATTATCAATGCAATGCCCCCTAATACCTCATGTGGATATCCTCTTGGAGGTCCGAAGAGAGGCAAGATCATCGAACTTGCTCCCAATGACGAGCACAATTGTCCTCGGACTTTTTGTACCGGTATTTGGGAGGAGCTTCGCCGTTTCAAAGCTGCCATTCGAACTGGACAGAGGTATTATCCGATGTTCAAGGCATGCTTGAAGGACGAGCCAACCAAGATCGAGAAGGAGAAGGTACGTGTTTTTCAAGCCGCACCTTTGACCTTGCAACTTGCAATTCGTGAGTATTTTCTTCCGATTGCTCGTGTTCTCTCTTTATTCCCATTGGTCTCCGAATGTGCTGTTGGTATTAATGCACACGGGCTCGAATGGGATGCTCTCCAAGAGCATGTGAAGAAGTTTGGCACAGATCGCATTGTTGCGGGAGATTATTCTAAATATGATCTCCGTATGTCCGCGAAGCTGACTTCTGCTGCATTTAAGATCTTGATTGACTTTGCAGAGAAGTGTGGTTATAGCGATGAGGATCTTGCCATGATGAGAGGTATTGCCACTGAAGTTGTCTATCCTATGATGGCTTACAATGGTGATGTTGTCATGCTCCAGGGTTCTAACCCTTCTGGTCAGAACCTCACCGTGTACATCAACTCGATTGTCAATTCCTTGTTGAATAGAATTGGGTTTCGCATGATCTACCCTGATTTTAAAGGTAGATTCTGTGATGCGGTAGCGTTGACCACGTATGGAGATGACTTTAAATCATCTGCTTCTTCTGATTTCCTCGAGTTCCACCATCTTTCATTGGCCGAGAAATTGGCTTCGATTGATATGAAAATTACTATGCCTGACAAGGAAGCTGAACCAATTCCTTTTCTTACAGATGAAGATTGTGATTTCTTGAAGAGACACAACCATTTGCATGAATGTGGATATTATGTCGGTGCACTTGATGAGGAAAGTATTTTCAAATCGTTGAAGGCTGTTCTCCGTTCCAAGCATGTTTCTCTGAAGGAACAAGCTGCCATGAACATTGATGGTGCTCTTCGAGAGTGGTTTATGCATGGTCGCACGGTGTATGAAATGCGCCGATTGCAGATGCAGGAAGTTGCTGCGAAGGCCGGTATCACTCATATGTGTACTCTTTTGGACGAACCTTTTGAAAGCCGTCTACGAGAGTGGCATGAGAAGTATACCCCACTTCAATTCAGCGACTCCATTCCCGAGGAGGAAGAACCCCCTGTCTATGAGGAGCATTCTGGCTTTGAGTGTACTGAATATACCGAGATTGCAATTGATCGCATGGCTGAAATCCAGCACATTTGCAAGGATGGTGTTGAGTACCTCTGGTTTACTCCTCTCCCCGGACCGCATGTTCCTGTCGACTATCTCAAGTTGATCTTGATTCTCTTACCCATTTTGTGGTATATGGTCGTATATGGTGCCCTGTTTGCCTTTGGCATATTCACCATTTTGGAAATGCGGAGTTTCGTGCGGATCTACCTCAAGTACCTAGTTGCTATTCGCAGAATGGACAACGAAATTCTTGGGTTGCAGTACGAGTTCCTACGGGAACATCCGCACATAGCCGCGGCGGCTTAAAAGGTCCCTCTCTCCGTT